TATAGAATGGAAACAAGAAGATAAAAAATTATCTATACCTAGTAAAAATGTTGAATCACGCAGAGGTAAAGTTTACAACGACATTGTTGAATCTGGTTTAGCAGAAGAAATACTTAAAGAAAAAAATACATTAACAGATGTAGCAAAAATATTAGGAACAACTGTTGCTGCTGTATCTATGGCATACAACGCATACATAGAAGATTTAGAAACAAAAGCTGCACAAGATAAATGGGAACTACCGCAGGTTGCAGAAAAATCATTAGAAAGTTTTAGTAAATTTAGAGATAGATATTTTCAAACAGAAACAGGAGAATCATACGAAACACCAGATTTTCATATTAAGTGGATTAACTCTATTTTAGATGCTATAGAAAATGGTGAACAACAGATGATATTATCACCACCACGACATGGTAAAACAGATTTATTAATACATTTTGCTGTGTGGCTCATATGCACAAAACCTAACATTCGTATTTTGTGGGTTGGCGGTAACGAAGAAATTGCAAAGAATGCAATAGGTTCTGTACTTGACCAACTAGAAAGTAACGAATTGTTAATAGAAGAAATATGTGGACCAGGACCTAAATTTAAACCTACAACAAGAACAGGTAAGTCCTGGTCACAAAGTGGTTTTACTGTAGGCACTAGAACAGTTACAGGTATTAAATCACCAACAATGGTAGGCATTGGTCGTGGTGGTAAAATACTTTCTCGTGATTGTGACTTAATTATTGCAGATGACATTGAGGACCATACTTCTACTATGCAACCTGCATCAAGAGAAAACACAAGAAGTTGGTGGACAACAACATTGTCTAGTCGTAAAGAAGAACATACAGCTATGGTTGTAATTGGTTCTAGGCAACATTATGATGATTTATATTCTCATTTGTTAGATAACGAATCTTGGAAAACAATTGTAGAAGAAGCACACGACACAGCTTGTAATTTACCTGACTGGAACGAAGATGAACATATAGATTGTATGTTGTGGTCTGGTAAAAGAACTTACAAATGGTTAATGGATAGAAAAAGAGCAGCAGAAACTACAGGTGGTAGAGCAATATATGAAATGGTTTATCTAAATGTAGCTATGCCAGATGGTCTTGCTTTATTTGACAGAGTAGAAATAGAAGAGTGTCGTGACCAAAAGCGTGACATAGGACATATACCACATGGTACAAGATTAATAGCAGGATTAGACCCTGCATCTACAGGTTATCAAGCTGCATTTTTGTGGGCATATGAACCAGTAGAAAATAAATTAAACATGGTAGATATGAACAACAGTCTAGGTGGAGGTATTCCACAAGCATTAGATATTATTAAAGAATGGTGGTTAAAATACAATTTGTCACATTGGGTTATAGAAGAAAATGGATTTCAAAAAGCAATAAGACAAGATAGAAGTATTAGAGATTTTGCATCTAAACATGGAATATTTTTAGAGGGTCACGAAACATTTAAAAATAAATTTGACCCTTTATATGGTGTTACAGCTATGCGACCAATGTTTCAAGAAAAAAATATTTCTTTGCCATATCTTAGCTTTCAAGCACAAGAAAAGGTAAACTTATATACAAGTCAGTTAGTGTATTTTAGTTCTGCTAAAAATAAAAGCAAAACAATAGGTACAAAAACAGATATAGTTATGGCTAGTTGGTTTCCAATGAGAGCAATTAGGCGTATGCAAAAAGAACGCTTTGCAGAACTAGGGTACGATTACAATCCTAGTTTTACAGGGTACGAAACAAGTAATATGGATTTAGATAATTGGAGATAGATGCCACTTAATAGCGAAACACTTTATGACAAAATAGATTACCTTAGAGTAGTTAATCAAGAACAAATGGTTGATAGGTCTAGGATTCGTGACATTATGAATGGCGGTGAAGCTGCTGTAAAAGCATTACTAGGTAATAGTATTAATGTTGAATATCACGAGTTACCTGCACCTAATTTATTTTTAACTGCATTAGAAAGATTTGCACAAAAACTTGGTAGAAACCCTGATTTAAAAGTTGATATTATAAATGAAAAAGATAGCGAAAGAGCTAGAAAAAAATCTGAAAAATTAGAAAGAATTGTTTTAGCATACGACAAATTTCAAAAATTACACATGCAATTACCACAAGCAGCAAGATGGTTGCCAGGTTATGGTTTTGTAGCTTGGACTATAGGACACAGAAAAGATAAAGATGGTAACCCATATCCATATGCAGAATTGCAAGACCCCTTTACTTGTTATCCAGGAACATTTGGTAATGACCAACAACCTCACGAACTAGCAATAATTAGAAGAGTTCCACACAATGTATTAGCAGAACAATATCCTGAAGCTAAAGGTTTTATATATCAATCAGAAGAAAATGATGGATTTCAAAATCCATATTCTGTTTTAATAGATTCTACAGATAGAGCAGGTAGTTGGGCTAATTCAACAGGGCATGGCAAAGTAGTTGTTGAATATAGAGATAAAGAAGGCACATATGTGTTTTTACCAGAAAACAAAAAAATTATAGATTTTATGCCAAATGTATTACAATCAGGTCCTTGTTTTGTTGTAGCAAAAAGATATGCGTTTGACCAAATGCAATCACAATTTCAACATATTACAGGTCTTATGGCTAATATGGCAAAAATAAATATTCTTGGAACTATTGCTATGGAAGATGCAGTGTTTACAGAAACAAATATTGTTGGTGAAATAGAATCAGGAAAATATAGAAAAGGCAGATTTGCAGTTAACTATTTAACACCTGGTTCACAAGTATCAAAACCAGTAAACAATTTACCTTATCAATTATTTCAACAAGTAGATAGGCTTGAAAGACATTTAAGACTTGGTGCAGCATATCCTGTATCAGATGATGGACAATCTCCAAATGCTTTTGTTACTGGTAGAGGACTAGAAGAACTAGGACAATCTGCATCACTACATGTAAGAGAATATCAAACAGTATTAAAAGAAGCATTACAAGAATTAGATGCTAAACGACTTGAATATGATGAAGTTATGTTTGGCAACAAAAGAAAACCTATTGCAGGAAGGCACAAAGGCACAGCTTACAAAGAAAGCTATACACCTAACAATGATATAAAAGAAGTTTATGAAACAAGAAGAGTGTATGGTGTAATGGCAGGATTTGATGAGCCACAAAAAATTATTACAGGTTTGCAATTAAAACAACAAGGAATTATTGACACACAAACTTTACAAGAAAACATGGATGGTTTAGATAACATTACAAAAATACAACAGCGTATATCTGCAGAGAAAGCAGAAACAGTATTGTTTGAATCATTAATGGCACAAGCTGCACAAGGAAATCCTAAAGCTACATTGGCAGCTATAGAAATTAGAAAAAATCCACAAAAAATGTCAGAAATATTAGACAAGTTTTATACAGCAGAAGGTGAAGAACCTTCACCAGAAGAACAAGCATTACTTGGACAAGGAGGTCCAGAAATTGCTGCAGGACCAGGTGGTCAACCTGCAGGTATAGCACAAGTATTAGGTGCATTAGGACAAGCAGGTCCTCCGCAACCACAAGGAGAACCAGTTGCCTGATATAAATAAAACTTTTTTTGACATAATTAATCAAGAAGATTGGTCAGAAGATGTATATGTTGGAGAGGAAAATAATTCAAGTACAGTAATGAAACAATTTCTTACTTTGCCAACTCCGCATCCACATTTTTTTATAAATTTAATATTTGAATATGAATACAATCCAGATTTAGGAGATAAATTATGGTAAGAAAAAGCAAAGAATTTAAACAAGCAACTGACATGACAGGTGGAGGTGCGTACCAAGATATTGTTGCACCACCTAGAAAAGAAGGCGACCCAACAGGACAAACTACAGCAATAGAAAATCAAATAGCTGCAGTTGGTGGAACACCACCTATAAATACTGGACCTCCAAGTCCAATAAATAGAGGTATTACACCACAACCTATTTCATTATCAGCACCTACAAATAGACCAAGCGAACCTATTACATCAGGTATTCCTTTTGGTCCAGGTAATAATGGACCAGAACCTTTTGTTACAAATACAGTAGATAATTTTTTAATGGCAGCAAGGAACATATTTCCAGACCCTATATTTGACCAATTACTGGATTCGTAAATGGTAAAACCATATTTCTTTATTCCACCAGGATTGGAAGAATATTACTCTAAACAATCTTCTGCTAATCAAAAAGAAGAAGCGTTATTTACAAAACAAATAAGTACAAATCCTGAAGTAGCAGAAAGAGCAGCAGATATAAGTCGTACATATCCTACATTAGATAAACGACTAATTGCATATTTACCACAAATGGGTATAGATGCAGATGATGAATTGTTATTAGATGTTGCTGCAAAACAATTTAGTTCACAAGAAAAACAAGACAGAGAAAAAATAATTACTGATGTAAGTCCATTTAAAAGATTTACACAAAGTGCCATGTTAGCTTTAGAAGCACCTTTTCAAGCAATATCAAGAAGTTTTAAATCAGCAGCAGTTGCATCACAAGCTACAGATACAAATATAGTTAAAGGTGTTTTACAAAGTGGATTTTCAGGTTTGGCTTTTACTAAAGAAGCAGCAGATATAAATAGAAGAGTATCTTTGGGAGATAAATTTGCTGATGAGTATAAAAGAGCTAGAGAACAATATGGCTTAACAGAATTTGCTAGGGCAAAAGAATCAAAAGAAAAATATGGTATAAGAAACTTAGGCACTGGATTTTTACCAGATTCTTTAGAATTAGAAAGCACAGAAATTTATAAACAAGCACTACAACAAGGAAAATCACCAAGAATTGCTAAAAGAGAAGCAGCAGCAGTTTATGGAAATCCTATAACAGAAGAATTTTCAAAAGATGAAAATCAGTTTAAATATGAAACAAAAGTTGCAGGAGATGTAAATATATCTCCAGGTAGAATTGGAATGCTTGCTTGGCCACCTC